TGCTGCGGATCGCGCTGTCCAGACACGTTCATCACCTAGAGTTCATGCAGGTCAGAGACTTATCAACCATATCGGTAGGGATAGTCGGATGGCTCGGTTTGGCGTGGGTCGAGTTGGCCTGTCGGAGTGGGGTGAATCGGGTGCCACCCGAATTATCTCCGACAGGCATGATGTGATTAGCCACCCTGATGTGGCGTGGGGATAACAGAGCTAGGCGCGGTCGGTGTCTTGACTGCCGTGGCCGGCGTGTTGGGTACGGCATATACACCGACCGCAGTCGCAATGGCGACAGCCAACTCGACCCACTGGTTCCCGGCGAACTCGTAGGTGAGGACACCGAGCACGACCCCGGCGACAACCGTGATCACCTTCGCGTACCGGCCCAGGCCTAGTTGCGTGAGCATGCAAACACTCTAACTCGCTACTGCGATACTGCGCAATTGTCACTCCTAGTAGCACACTGGACACAAAGATCAGATTTCGCCAGGCCGCTACTAGACTGGTCTGTCTGATGCCGTCGATGACGCGAATCCAGCCCCCCCCATATAGATCTCATCCTCGCGCGCGCGCACGTGGGTGAGATTAGTATAGGGGGGGTGTCATATCCGTCATCAGCGTCATCACCTCCTTGTGAGTTCTACCTAGAAAGAGGTGTCATCAGCGTCATCAGCGTCATCAGTGACTACGTGTAATCCTAAGATAACGAACTGTCTTCCGCTCCGGCGCCGGCGTAGTCGTCCGGTGGCGGCTGATGAGGAAGCCACCAGCCCTCAGCACGGCGTCGAGAGCGGTGATCTTGTCGTTGAGCGCCCTGGAATCCTCCGGCCAGAAGTTCCCCAGCCGCGGCAGAATCCGGTACAAATCGTCTTTCGTGCCCTGCCAGACCATGTGCACTGGCTGCCCTTGCGCGTGCTGCTGGTGCGGACTGCTGCACATGCACGGCCACGACCATTCGTCAAACAGCCTCCGGATCGCCGTGGCTACCGGTTCGGCATCGGCGGCTTCCTCGCGCACCCGCTGAGACGACTCCAGGTAGGCCTCAAGGCAGTTGCCGCCGTAAGCGATATCGTGGGCAGCCAGCATCCGGGCGTAGCCGTTCATCCGGGCGTAGCCGCGGCCCTCAGCCGGAATGTGCGGCAGCATGGCCAGCGTGGCCGAGATGTGATCGAGCAGCGCGCCGAGCAAGCGCGGGCGGGCCTTGTCCAGCTCAGCCGGGATTACCTCGTCGGAAGACCGCTCCTTTTCACTGATCGCCGGGCACGGCACCTCGATGATCCGGTCGAGTGCATCCGCGCCGAGTCCATAAGGCAGTGACAGCCCGGTCGCGATAAAAGTCCGCTTATAAGCCATCGACACGTCATCGAAGTTCGTCTTCATCTTCCGAAACGTGTCCTGGTGGCCAGTGACGAGCGTGCAGATCCAGTCCGATACATCTCCGGTTACCATTGTCATGTTGTCAAAACTCACCACGTAATGCTTGGCCGCTCGGATGATGTTATTTCGCTCATCCGATTTGTCGAGCCGTCCGTCGAGCCATTCGGTGCCATCGGTCAGCCGAGCCAGTCCGCCGCCCAGCGTGGTCTTCCCAGAGCCAGGCGTACCGGTAATCCATAGGCCGGGCCGGTTCACGCCGGCGAAGAATGCCGCCACCAGCCATCCGGTGGACAAATCCTGGATAGTCTCGTCCCTGATCCGGAGCACCGTCCACAGCTCACTGAGGTTACCGCCGCGTACCGGGGCTGCCAGCGGCAAGTAGCTGAGCGACCTCCGGAAAACAGGTGCTGCAAACAGCAGCTGCCGCGGGTCAGTCACCGCCCATCCGCCGGCAGTCACGTGCACAACCTGCCCGGTGTCGTCACCGAGGTCGATAACCAGGCCGCCCGGCACCTCGACGGACCTCAGCTGAGCGGTTACCTTCCGGCCGTGCCGGGCAGCCAGCGCTTCGAGGTGGTTGACCGCGTTGTACATAAGGGTGCTCGACGGGGTAAGCGCGGTAAAGGCCAAGCCGCGCTTCTTCGCTTCCTCCTCGCCAATCAGCTGCACCTGCTGGTGGACCCAGGCATTCCAGTGCAGGCTCATCTGGCGCCAGATATCGTGCGCCAGATTCCAGACATCCTTGGTCAGGAAGCTCAGCGGCACGTATGGCTGGTCGCGCAGCATCTCACCGGGCAGGGCAAACAGCTCACCGCCGATGTCCCGGGCGAAGTCGTGCGATTTCAGAATCACGTCGACTAGCGAGTCTGCCCCGGGCTTACGGGGGCGGCTGGCATTCTGGTTGTCCGGGTCGGGCTCGTCTGCGGGTACTGTCATAACCGGCGCCGGAGCGCCCCAGCGTGACACGGGCGGGATCAATTCAGCCGGCAGCACCCCGATGATCTCACTGAGCTTCGCTCCGGCCGGGTAGCACCGGCTGAATGCCCGGTAGACATCAGCGTCACCCCGGCCGGTATCGCTGTCGTACTCGGTGCACAGGTCGCCAAACAGCCGTCCCATGCCGCGCAGGCCGCGCCCACCGGCCGCCTTGATGATCCCGCAGCGGCGCATCAGCGACTCGTTACGCTCGCCTTCACTCCAATCGCCGAGTACTTCGGCAGCGACATTCGAGGAGTAATTATCGTCCGGGTCGATCCAGTCGGAGCACATGTCGTCAAAGTCATCACTGAAGGCCACACCGCGGTCGGTGTGCAGCACGCCGCCATTGTCTGTAAGCAGCGCCCGCATCAGCTCCTCGGTCGCTACTACCCAGGGCCGCCCCTGGTCGACGTAGGCGGTGCCACTCGCGTGCATGCCCTCGACATAAATAAGGCCGTTCGACTTAATATGCCCGAAGTCTCCGGCCAGCTGCTTCGGCCACAAGGCAAGCAGCGCAGTCGGTACCTGGATGAGGACGTGGAACTTGAACGTGCCGTTACCACAGTCCCGAATCGAGTTGGCGACGTCCCGCCACGAGCCGAGCAGCTTCCCGGTTGCGGTCCCGGCCCACCGGTCCGGGTAGTCGCCGTCCAGGCCGATCGTCCGGGTCGACCGCGAGCAGGCGATGCCCCACTGGAACTGGCCAAACTGCGGATGCGGCAGCTTCTCCTTCGGTGTACCCGCACCGGCAATGAACTCGTTATATGAAACGGACCCGTAAGCTATGTCTTCGTAAGCGCAGCCGAGACAGGCGATCTTGCCGCCGCCAGCGCTGTTGTAGAACTTGATCCAGGCCGGACTGAATGGGTCTGTTGCAGTATCTGCCGGACCTTGGTACGATGGGGGTGTGGTCATGGAACGGCTCCTCAACGGGTTGTTGATGACAGGTGATGGTGACAAGGCGACTCCAATCGCTTGTGCCGGACCGCCGCCCAGGGATCTTGAGGCGGCGGTCCGGGGTTCATTCAGCTTACGCTCGTCTACATGGGCAGCTCTTCGTCTCTTTTCGCCTGCTGTGCCGGGGTGATGCGGGCTCGCTGTTCCAGTGACAACCCAGCCCACTGTGACTCGCGGTGCGCGTACAGTTGCTCCTCCTGCTCAGTTGAGAAAAAGCCTGCTTCATCCGGCACGTCCATCGCCGGGCCGCACTCCGGGGTACAGGTCAGGCCGCCGCACAGGTGCGGAGCGCCCCGCGACTCGGCGAACGCCTGCATATCGTGCAGCTCATGCAGGTCAGTCATCTCCGGATTACGGTGCCGGCAGTTCGGCAAGTGGCCCCAGTCGCAGGAGCCAGTGAGGGTGGCGTACCGCGCAGCCAGCTCAGCAGACGGCAACCCGTAGTAAGGCATTACGCCGTGCCGCTCCTCTAGCTTGCGCTCTGCCCGGCGTAGTTTTTTCTCGATCGTCCGCGCCTGGTTGGAATGCAGCTGCTCTAGCGCGTACTGCAGCGTCCAGATTTCGGTGATGCTGAGCTTGACCTTCATGACTTCTCCTTCAGGTTGCTTTCTGCAGGATGCCCAGCTGGAGCTGGTAGTTGTACTCCAGCAGCTCGCGCACATCGCCGTCGTAATCGATCTTCGGCAGCCGCTTCTTACCTAGCTCGTCCGCGATGTCTGATGCTTTCCGGTACTCACGGCTGAGCGTCATGACGTCCTCAAAATACGGACCGTACTTATCACCACTCAGGTGCCTCGGCGGAACTGTCTCGAAGATAAGCCGACGTTGGGTAATGGGCGCGTCCAGCCAGTCATACCGGGTCCGGATGCGCCGGTAGGCATCAGAGTAGATGGCGAACGCCGCGTCTTTCAGCGCCTCGACGAACGGGTCTTTCACGACTCCTTCTCCATCGCTTGCTTGTATCGACGTTGGGCAGCTAGCTCTTCCATCGCGGCAAGCATGCGCTGCCAGCAATCGGAGCCGATACCCCGCGCGACCGACTGATCGTCGGAGACTTTCTTTTTGCAGACGAGGCAGCTATCGCGCGGGCCGAACCGGTTGCCCTCCGTCCACTCCTTCGCCAATTTGGTGATAAGAAGTTCTGTTCGGCGCCGCCTGGTCTCCGCAGCTTTCACGGCCGCCTCACTCCGCCTGACTCTCCGGCTCTCCCTCGCGAGGGAGATGGCTGCCCGGACAGTTTCCTCTGGGTACCCGTTCGGGTTATGCAGCGTGCTGTCCAAGCTGATACCGATGTCGTAGTAGCGGATGCCCTGGTAGTTAATCCATTTCCAGGTGCCCACGATCCTCCCTCGTTCGCGTTTCGGTGGTACTCCGAGCACGGCCAGCCTGGCTAGTACTTCTTCCCGCTCGCTGACGTACTGGTACGTGACTTGGATCGGGCTGTCTTCGGCCACGTCGTAACTCACAGGGCCGCCCGCGCCTTCGCTACGTTGGCAACCGCCTGGTCATAAGCGGCCCAGTCCTCGTCGGTGAGGTCGTAATGGTCCTCGTCAGGCGGATCAGTGCCGAGCACGTTGAAGATGTAGACGGCATTGAGGAAGCTAGGTGTCCGGCGCAGCCGCTCTTTGCGGAGGTAGGCGTCATTAGCTGCTTTGTCTTCGGCGTAGGTCATGACTCCGCCTCATTTCGTACGATGACATCGAACATGAACTCTTCGTACTGAGAGGGGCAGAATCGCAGAACGGGAACGTCCCCGCCGCAGTCACCATCGCACCTGCAGTGCTCTATCGATGGCCAGGAGAGTGTGGATAGCTCAGCGATCGGACGCGACTGGCAGTCAGCGCATACGGCTACCCGCATTCGGCTAACGTGACAGGGATAGAACATCTTGAGCAGATCGAACTCCCAGAGCGGATGTTCTACTCCAAAGGGGAAGACGATAATACTCCCGCACAGGTCGCAAAGATTACTAGTGGAACTCATTCTTTCTCCTCCCTTTCCATTTCGATTCCTTCGAGAGTCTCGTCGAAAGTGTCCGGGTGCTTGAGCGCCAGAATGATAGCCAGGGTGCGGAGATCTCTAGGGCTAGCGGCACGAACGGCTTTGAGCCGGTCAGCGCTGGCGAGATCCAGATTGGTTATCACAACCCTGCCTCCATTTCGTCGATGGCGTTTTTGATGTAGTTGTCGACCATTGCTGCCATTGCGGCCTCGAAGATCTCCGGGTGCTCCCGAGCCAGCCACATCAGCGCGATGCTCCGCTGGCTCTCGTGGGTGGTGAGGATGCGCTCGCAGCGGCTCGCGAACTCGTTGACCGGATCAGTCATGACAAGTTCCCGTACGCTTCGACTTTGGCGGCGAACGCTGCTTCCTCCAGGGCGACCTGCTCCGGGTGCAGCGCCTTGCGCAGTTCCTCGTAGAATGAGTCGAAGTAGTCATCGCGGTTAAGCCGGTACTCTTCCCGGTCGTTGCGCGGATCGTCTCGGCCGTTGGCTACTGTCTCGATCGCTTCGTCCAGCTGGTCAGCCAGGTCGGCGAGCACCTCGTCGTTGTCGAGCCGGGCCGCCCGCAGGATTTTCCTTGCGTCACCCTCGTGCAGCCGGGGCGGCGTGCGGTAGCCGTCGCGCTTTCCGTACCAGGAGACGGGGAGCTTGCACCAGGTGCTTACACTCGCCCGGTCGCTCCACGGGCCTACACTGTTAACAGACACGATTGCTTCTTCCTCTCCGGCCTGCTCCTTCCCGAGCGGGCCGGTAGTGTTTAGTGACTGGTACCGCAGTTCGGGCAGGAGTGCCAGATCTCCACCCCTCGCTCTGGGTGGGCTAGCCGCGCCATCAGGAAATTCTGGTCGGCCATGGGCTCCCACTCCGGCGGCATCTCCCGGTAGTACAGGCGGTTATGAACGAGGTACCGGCGCTCACCAGACTTCAGTGGAGGTGCCGACTTACCGGTAGCACTGCCGCACATCGGGCAGGCATGATGCGCCGCGACAGGCAGGAAGTCCCATATCTTGTCGGTGACTTTTCCCTCTTGGTGACTGGGCTTGACGTGCTCACCCATCGCCAGGTAGTGCCCGCAGCTGAACTTAACCGGCGTCCAGGCCATCGGCCGTGCTGGTTTAGAGTCTCTGCTAGTCATAGCGCTCTCCTTGTTAGCCGGGCCATATCGGGGCACATGATGATAAGTTCACCATCGATCCCGTTTACCAGACACAGGCGACAGGGCCACGCGACACCCAGATTTTTTTCATGCACCTCGCGCAAGATCTCTAGCTGCTCCGTGGTCGATTCTGTTATCCGAGTACTGACGGTCCCGTCCCCGTGATACGTCTTGTGCGACTTTCTTTTGCTCATAACGACCTCTTCTTTCGCAAGCAGGTCTGATAAGCGCTAGACGTACGGTGAGCGTGCCCGCAAGACAGCACCGGGTATTTCCGCTTCGGCTTCGACCGCCAGATCGTCCCGCCGAGTGAGAACGGCCCGAGCAGGTGCACGTGCCAGCCGAGCCTCACCGGATCACCAGCTTCTGGGTACTCAGCTCTAGAGGCCAATTAGCCGGACTAACATGCTGGAGCTTCCCGACCCGTACCCGGTAGACAGTAACGACTGCCTGCTGGTAGTTACGGATCGCTAGGTACAGATCGAGCCGTCCTTTTATGTTGTAGTAGTGTTCGGAAACGCACTCTCCGCGGAACTCCGGCATGTTACCGAATCCCTTACCGTTATGCAGAGCCAGAGCTTGTTCACCGAGGGTCATAATTCAGCGCCATAGCAGCTGCAGGTCGGGCAGTGCGGAGTATCTTCCGCTCGCTGGGCGACTACCGGCGTACCGATGACAAACCCTGGTGTGTCGAGCGCGGCCTGACGCTGGAACCACGCTTCTCGTTCAAGTCGTTCTGTCCGGTCTTTCGGGCGCTCTGCTAGCTCTGGCGCACGCCGCTGGGCCGGGTAATCTTTACCGTCAGCACCGGTGATCCGGTCAGCTGTCCCGTCATGGGACACCAGGTCCCGCGCCACCGTGTTCTTGGAGACGTGCAGCTCACTGCCGATGGAGCGCAGGCTGTAGCCCTCGTCCCGCAGGGCCAGTACGATCGACGCCCGGATCTGCGGTGACACCTGCTCGGGCGATGCGATGTCCCGGTACCACGCGACCGGGCTAGAGTAATTCAGCGTCTCCCAGTCCCGGGCTTGCAGCGCCTCAAGAACTAGGACGTGATGATCCTGAATATTGTCTTGAATCTGGGTGATCCGCTGTCGAGCTGCCGCCTGCGCCGGGTCGATGTGCACGATCTCGGCTAGCTGAACTTCAGTCATGCCGTTTCACCTTCCTTCTTTTTGTCGAGGGCTCGCTCGATCAGCCAGCGAATGAAGTTAGAGAGCGTGCGCCCATGCTCACTCGCTTCAGCTCGGGCGCGCTCCTTCAGGTCTCCGGGTATCCGGATGACTAGGTCCGCGTCGTTCTCCTTCATACCTGTAGTCTACACGTTGCTGCTGCGATGTCAAGACAAAATAGTAGATACTTTGACTTGACGTCGCCTAGACATCCGCGTATAGTTTGAGTTGTAGGGGAAACAGCGGCCGGACCCGAAGATCGGGGATGGAGCCTCGGACTCCACAAGCAAAAGGAAAACCGAGATGAGTACCGCTACCTTGCCAACCCTGGCCGATCAGATCCACGAGCTGCGCAACCGGGTAGACCAGTGCGAAGACTCCGCGGTCAGCCTCGCCTATTCCGCGGGAGCAGGACCTCAAACGGCCCTCGTCTTCGCAGTACTAGCCCTCCGCGCCGAGATGCGCGCCGAGCAGCTGGAGCGGATCGCATGGAGCGGCTAGAAGAAGCTGTCGAGTGGCCGGACGAATTCGGTCGCGAGGCGCACTACATCATGATCGACGAAGACGGCCGGGAATTCACCGAGGAGACTGGAAAATGATCAACGACCTGCTCATCGGAGCCGTTTTCGGAGCATTCCTCGTCATCGCGTGCTTCATGCTCGGCACGCTCGCAGTGAAGTTTCACCGTTAACTAAAAAAAGTGGGTGGTCTCAGCCTGCCAGCTGGGGCCACCCGGAATCTCACGGAGAGATGATTCAAGTGTACCGCAAGAACCTTTACGCACCCGGAAACTGCGTCTTCTGCGCCGACCAGTTCCAGGAGGTCAGAGCAGTAACGGTGATCTGGGGTATCCGGCCAGCCTACCCGCAGGCTGCTAAGTGGAGCTACAGCGTGTGCGAGATGCACCGCTGGCCGCAGCCCGCCGCGTCGATGGACCCCGCAGCAGTCGGCGCTCTCGAAGCCCTCGATGAGTGCAAGCGCAAGATCAACAAGCAGTGGGCAAACCAGTCTTAAAAGTAAGTGTAGTATCTCTTAGTATCACTAGAAAGGCCTGATCATGGGACTCATTCGTAAGGCAATGTCGCTGTCAACGCTAGGCGGCATCAAGTACACCAGCAAGCGCGAAGCACAAACTAAAGCTGCGCTAGCGCAAGCTAAGTTGCTCAAAGCTGAGCGTAAGGCTCTGAAGAGGGGGCGTTAATGCGCAAAATGCTGGTCTCTGTCGCAGCAGCCGTCGCGACCGGTGTACTCTGTGCACCTGTAGCGCACGCGACCCCTGTCTATAAATGCACAATGACGTACGTGCACACCCGTTCTCCTGTCTCTAACCGGTCATCAACGCCGGGAAAGCCAATAACCGAAGAGCAACTGAACTGCACGCCCGACTTCACTGGGAAAATCGTCATCAGGATTTCCGGTGGTAGAGAGAAGACAGTCACCGGAGGGTGGGCGATGGGACCAATCAGCGGGAAGGTGCCTTCTACTACGTCGGGAACACTCCCCGCTGGGATCAAGGGAAGTCCGTCCGTGGGCGTTGAGGTACCCGGAACGCTCCCGTACAGCTACCTGCCGAAGATCACCGTCAGTTAGGGCAGCCCAGGTCCGGCTTCAGCTGGGAAAGTGTTACCGCGAGTTGCTGTTCGTAGGCCCGGCTGGGGTTAGTACTGGCCGGGCCTACCGGCGGCTTTAGCGCAGACAACCTGTCGAGGGTAGAGCACAGCTTCTGCTCCAGTATCCTCCCGCTGGCTTGCTGCGCGGCCTGCTGAACGGCGAACTTGGCTTGCGCGGAGTTGCTCAGCTCGAACGTTGCCAGCAGGTTGCCCGCACCAACGAGCAGCACTAGTAGCAGCAGCCCGGCGATACCCCATTTAGCTCCGCGGGAGATGTCCTGACCGAGCGGGACCTTACTTTCTGGTATCAGTCGCTTCTCCGGCGTCGTCATGACGCACCCCCGGACAAGTTCTCCACCTGGCGGGCAACTGAGTCAACGCGGGCCTGCAAGTCGGTGACTGCGCCCTGCGTCTGGTTCACCACGTCCTTCACCGACTTTCCGCTGTCCAGCGTTACCTCGCTGAGGATCTTGTTCGTTACATCCTCAACACTGCCCAGCCGTTCCATCAGCCCCGGGTACCCTGGATGGCCGTGTGCCGGCTTGCGCCCGTTCCAGTCATCGATCAGCTCTGACGTACGGCGCAGGATTCGCCAGGCCCACCGGCCAACCCAGGCGAGGAGCGCGATGAGCGTTGTCGACAGCGCAATCGCAGCGATCACCCACCCGGGGTCCATGGCGCCTCCTGTTATTCAGTATGCATTATTAAAGCTCACTGCAGTTCGTACATTCTGCCCCAGGAACTAGCAGCAACCACTGTCCCGGTAGCGCTCGATGTTGACTGCGCCCAGGCGAAGTTCACCGTGCCGCCGGATGCAGCAGTAAACACCGCGCTTTCCCGCAGGTTCTCGTACGCGGTGACTACGTTAGTTGCGCAGCCGTAGGTTGTTATCGTGCTGAACACGACCGCGGCCATATTGAGCGCGATATTGTTAGCGGTTGCGTTGCTGGCCGAACTGCCCGGTCCCATCACGCTGCGGTACCCCGACGTACCGGCGGGCATGATCCAGGTGGTGGACAGCCCAGCCGCCGAAACTCCGGCGTACAGCACGTTGAACTCGACGAGGTACAGCCCGCCTGCAGTCACCGGGAACGCCAGGTACGGGTCCGCCGCCTGGATGGTAGTAGACGCCCGGGTTGTACTGGCAGGCGAGACGACGAACTGCGGGATCATGTCCTGCAGCAGGCCCGCGGTCAGCCGCTCACCGGCGTACAGGGTCGGGAACTGGTAAGGCATAACATCCCCAAAATAGTCGGGTAGAAGAGGGTCACCGCGGCGCCGGCCGCCTGCGCCTTGACGATGCCGTTCACCGAGCGGACCACGGTAAATACCTGCGGTGAAGTGGTCCCGGTAACCTTCGTCACCGTCATCCGCTCGCCTGCTACCAGGACGTCAAAGGGCGGGTCGCTCGTCCGGGTTGTCCACAACGGGTAGTTCATCCCGGTGGCCGCCACCGACAACGACGTCGCGGATGAACCGACCGCGACCGCGACCGATGAGCCGTCGGTATCCAGCTGGTTGAACAGCGGGTCGCCGATGATCGCGGTGAAGTACGGTACCGCCGGAACGCAGTTCCACTCAACCGTCCAGGTCCACGGGCCGAGTGTTTCCGTCCAGCCGACGAGCAGCTGCTGGATCTGCTCCGGCGGCATCCAGGCGGGCGGGTTCGCGATGGTCAGCAGGTCACCGACATCGCCGCCCTGCACCGAGCCGAACACCCCGGTCACCGCACTGCGCGCCAAGTTGACGGAGATACTCGGGAACCGCTGCTGGTCAACCGTGCCGATAGACAGCAGCCAGCCTGCCGCACTTTGCAGCTGGGCATCGGTGAATAGCGACTCCGAGTAGCTTTTCAGGTACCTGTTGATTCCGGCCGGTGGTGGTGAGATAGACAGCGGGCCGGTTAGCTGGGTGATCTCGTAAGAGGAACCACCCACCCGCTGGACGGTGACGTCGTTGGCGATCAACTGATCATCATCGGTGGGCGACAGTGGTTCAACCAGCTGACCGCGTGCGTAATCGAGCGCGACCGCTGCTGCCTGGTTGCTCATCGACACCCGGGTCCGGTAACCGAGGCCGAACTGGCTGCGCGGCTCAAACAGCTGCCCGCGGTCCGCGTCTTCGCAGGTCTGCAGCAGGTTCATTAGCGAGTCGGCTTGCTGCGCGCCCATCAGCACGGTTTGCGTCGGATCACCGACGACCAGCGCCGCGACGCCGTTAGCCGCGCACAGCCGGGTGAACCGGACCGCTGCTGTTTCCCCTGCGTAACCACTCGCCGCCGCCGCCACCGTGGCGAGCAAAGTCTCGGTGTACTGCACGGTGATCTGGCCGATGGACGTGTCCATCAGTGTGCCGCCCGGGTTGATGATCACCCCGGTCACGCTAGACACTGACCCGGCCACCGAGCCGGAGAAAACGGTAGCGATCGAGCTGACGCCCAGGGTGGACGCGCCGATCTCCCAGGTGATAGTAGAGCCGTTCTGCAGCAGTTCCGCGGTGATCAGCACCGGCTCGCCGTTCAGCCCGAAGGCAAGGGCACCAGAGTCGAAAACGACCGCCCCGCCCGCGAAGCCGCGGATCTCCAGGCCGCCGCCCGCGATGTAGATGACGTCCACCTCGGTGATAGACCCGGTGGTGAACATGCTGGCGATCACTGCGCCCGCGGTATCCCCGGCCAGCGGGACCTGCATCAGGAAGCGCAGTACGTTCGCCGCCGCGGTGACTCCGCCTCCCCCGCCACTGACCGTGGTCGATGTCCAGGACAGCACAACCTGGCCTTTACCACCCGCGCCACCGTTGCCGTTAGTGACCTGGTTGGTAACCGGGTTGGTGTACTGACCGCCTCCGCCACCTCCTCCGCCAGGAGTTGACCCGGCTGACCCGTTATATGACCCGGTACCCGAACCGCCGTTACCGCCTGCTCCGGCGCCAGACGGCGGTGTGGTGTTCATCCCCCCCGTTGCCCCGTTGCCCGCCGCGCCGTCTGTTCCGCTTGCCGCTAGTCCGCCGGAGCTGCCACCCGCGCCACCACCGGAAGCCGTGGCCGGGACTGAGTTCGTCCAGTACAGTTCAACCCGGCCGTCCGCGCCGTTACCGCCGTGCCCGGTGCTCGCCCCACCGGAAGCCGCCCCGCCACCACCGGGACCAGCCCCGTTACCACCCGCAACACCGGGATCGCCGCCGCTGCCACCCGCGCCACCGCTGACATCGGAACCGCCAGCCGCACCGCCAGCCCCGCCACTACGCCCGGGTGGTGACCCGCCACTGCCACCGCCGGATGCCCCGCCTGCGCCACCTCCGCCGGTGACTGAGCTACCTGTTGCCCCGGTACCGCCGAAGTACGCCGCCTGGGCGTCACTGCTCGCCCCGCCGCCACTGCCTCCACCACCACCGGACTCGCCGCCGAAGCCGCCGTGGATGGTAAGCGTTGCACTGTCCCCGGCGAAACCAGAGGCGCTGCCGTTTCCGCCGTTGAACCCGGGCTGCCCGCCAGTGCCGCCAGTACCCGCGGTCACGCTGTAACTGTTACCGGGCGTAACACTGACACCGAGGGTACCGAAGTTACCACCCCCGCCACCGCCTCCGGCGTGCTGCGACCCGCCGCCGATACCACCGCCACCACCTCCGCCCGAGCCCCAGGCGTGCGCGACGACCTGTCCGACGAGCGTATCGGGGGCGTCCCAGTCGGTGTTCTGCGTGGAGTCGGCGACGGTCAGCGACCCGTTGGTACCGACTGACCCAGCGGCGCCGCTGCTGCTATCTCCGCCACCGCCACCATCGAAGCTGAATCCGCTGCTGCTGGTACTGCCGCTGCCGTCATTGGCAACGCTGCCGCCGCTAGTCCCGCCCGCCCCGCCGTCACTCGGGGTACCGCCGGCGCCGCCGTTCGCAGTGACCGTGAACAAGTTGGCCGCGAAGGAACTCAGTGCCCCCGGGTTACCAGAAGTACCCGAGCCACCGGAGCCGCCCGCACCGACTGCCCACGCGTACGGTGAGCCGGCAGTGACCGCCAGGGTGTCTCCGGCGAACTCACCGCCACCACCACCGCAGCCGCCGGCTGCTGCCCCGCTGCCCCCGCCACCCCATGCTTCAGCAGTGACTGCCCCTACCCCGGCCGGCGCGGTCCAGTGCCCGGTTCCGGAGCTAAACACCGCGGTGCTGGTCGACGATGCCAGCGAAGCCGAGCCGAGGGTGCCGAACCAGGTAGACCCGGCCAGCACCGGTAGCGCTAGTGACCCGCCGAACGCGGAATCTGAACTTAGCTGCGGTGCGCCGGAAAGCTGGATCGGCGCGATTCCGGCCACCGCGGACGCCAGGGTAATCGCACCGTCCTGGTCATCGCACGGCCAGTAGGCGACTGGGGCGGCGCTGCCGGACAGCGTCTGGTAGTACTGGTTCAGCGCTGCCCCCAGCGACGCCGTTCCGGCCTGAGTGAGCCGCCGGGTGATACCCGCGACCGCGATCTGCACGTACACGTCGTTGCCGGTCGAGTCCCAGGACGGCGGCCAGGCGGGTACCTCACCCCAGAACCGGTAAGCCAGCGCGGCTTGTGTCGGGTCGGTCGGCGCGGAGATCCGCAGCTGGGTGTTGCGGCCCAGCGAGCCGTAATAGGGACCCGCTGGGTTACGCGGGCTGAACTGGCCGCTGCGGTTGTTAAGCGTTAGCGTCATCTGCGACGGCTGGATGGTGGACGCCTCGTTCTGCCGCCCGCGGGTGATCGAGATGAGGTCGCGCTGGTAGCACTGGCTGGTGATGTCGGTCCAGGCCCCGTTAACGAACAGCTCAACTAGCAGGGTCAGCGGCTCCTGCGGAAAGATCTCCAGCAGCTGGATAACCGCGGCACTGCTAGTTGCCAGCGGGCCGAGCGCAACCGATCCGGTCATTGACGTGCCGTTAACCGCCATGCCGGCCCCGGCGGCGGCCAGCGGGCCGAGTGCAACTGAGCCGGTCGCGTTAAAGGTCGCCGGGGTAGTCACGGAGGCGAGGGCGCTGATCGCCAGCGGGCCGAGTGCGACCGAGCCGGAAACGCCGGTAGTAGCCGTCGCGTTGACATTGGCAATGTAGGTGGTGCCGGTTGCCTCCGCGTCATCCAGGCCCGTGTAGACCTGGTAGTACATGCTAGACGCGTCGAGCGTGTAAGGACTCGACCACCGGTTCGTCCAGGTGACGCCGTCTGGCGCGGTATCAAAGTAGATAGTGCCGGCGGCTTCCCGGATACGCCACCAGGCGTGACTCGTCGCGTTGTAGGTAATGCTGGAACTGGTGGTCTGTACGCCATTTTGGTACACCACGGAGTACAGGTCTGGTGTCGCGTAGGCAATGGTGAAGTTGTTGCCGGTATCAGAGACTAGCTGGAGACCGGTTTCAGCGGCAGTACCGATATACGGGGTGACTTGCGCGAAGGCGGCAGTACCACGGCAGTCGTAGTACCCCGCGGACACCAGACCAGAGCTGTAGCTGCTGTCACACTGAATAGCGCACCGGTTACCGGAAACGGCGAGTGTGCCGTACGAGTTAGCCCAGGTAGTCGACAGGTCGTTGATGACGAAAGTATCGACCAGGGTAGCCACGTCTACGCCGGGCGTGATCACCGGCAGCAGCACCAGCGTAAGCCCGGCCCCGTGCGAGAAGGCAGTCGTCCAGGAACCGCCCCCGGTGACGATCCCCTCGTTCAGCCGCCCGGCCCCGGTCGCAATCGTTGTGTCAATCGCGGTATGCGCAACTGAGCTGGTAGCCCCGTCGTTGACTGAGTTAGCGAAGTTGTTGTCGGCCAGGCTGGTCCAGGTGTTAGTGCCAGCGGGGGCCTCGGTGCACGCGGCGAACAGCGCCAGGCTCCCCGCGACCGCGGTCACTGTGGGGGCGGTGATCGATGAAACTGACGGAGCTACCGCCGGGACAGGCGCGATGAACGGCTGCTTCGGGAACCCCCGGTTAAAGATCGCCACCGCTAACTCCTCACCACAGCGACGCCGCGCCGATCGCTTGACGCAGGTAAATCCCCGCTGGGGCTGCGGTTACCACGGAGGCGGGCTTGATCTCAGCGAGCGCGAAGCCCCAGTCGGCTTTAGCCGTATTAGTGAAGCCCATGCTGATCGGCGTGCCGGACGTGGACAGCGAGGTGGCCTTGATGCACGCTTCGACGTCACCGAATGAACCAGCGTCGGTCTGCCCGTAGATCGTGGTGGTGCCGTTAGCGACCAGCACGACTGCCCCGGCGCTGGTACCGCAGCCGCCGACCACCTGCGAACCTGTGGTACCAGGGGTGATCGACAGGTTCTGGATCGCTGAAGTAGATGAAACCGTAGCGATAACGCCGGGCTGTGAACCGATCGCCGCTGCTCCGGCGAACTGGCGGGTAATGATGCAGAGGTCTCCGACCGTGCCTGATACTGCGACGACGGTGAACGTAACCGTGGCAGCTCCCGACCAAGCAGCGCGCGCGTAGACCCAGCCCATACCGACAGCGTTGGCTGTCGCAGACTCTAGCAACGTCCAGCTGCCAGAACCGGACGTGTCGGTCAAGGTGGCACTGGAGTAGGTTTCACCGTCGCCGTTACCGCAGCCGATGATGGCCACCTGGAGAGTACCCGCCGTCGGACTGTACGAGCCAGTGGTGACAGTGTCGGTGCCGGAACTGGTGGCGAACGCGGCACCTGCGGTCTCGGTCAGCGCCATCTATCCCCTCCCGTTACCATCAGATCTAGTTACTCTTAGTGCTACTCTCTCCACACTAGGTAACCAAGAGCGGTTACTGAGGTGGTCGGCACGGTGATCGTGCAGAGCAAGAAGGCAGAGACCGGCACCATCGGCTCGCGGCCGAGCGGGAACTGCTTGACGTAGGTATTCGTGGTCAGCAGCTGCGCGTCGTAGATCTGCGTAGTGGTTGCCACCGGAGCTACCGAGTTGGTAGCACCTGCGGTAAGCCAGTAGCCAGTGCAGCCGGAAGCATTGGCTCCCGGCGGGCCGTAAGGGGTAATGGTGCCTGCAGTCAGGTGCGTCGTTACTGAGGTGGTGCTGGTTTCTCGCAGGTCAACCGTTACCCCGGCCGGAGTGCCGGTGAACGACACGCCGTACTCGACGAGGCTGATCTGCTTGGTGCTTGGCGTGCCCAGCTGGAACAGCACCGTAGCGGACGTGCCAGTGGTGACACCGACGACGCTGCCGGTGGTCGGCGTCGGGAAGGTGCCCATGAAATACAAATTCTCAGCCATCGATTTTTCCTCCGTCATCCGGACGCGTAAATACCGTAACTGTCAAACCAGCCGGTGGTCCCGGAGGTGTCGTACTGGGTGACCTCGTAAATTGTCGCGGTCATCGCCCCGGTCCCGGTCAGCGTGCATGTCCAGGCGGGCAGTGAGTCGCTGCCCGTGGCTACCAGGTAATAGGCGGCTACGTACGCACGCGGCGCGGACGGGGTGCTGCCTTCCCCCCAGATCAGCGCCCAGCCGGACGGCGCCCCTGGAGCGGTCACCGAAGTCGTTGCGGCTGCGGTAACCACAGCGATGAGCAGGTCGCCGGCGGTGTCATTCTGGCCAGTACCAAAAACGGGCGTGACCGAGCCGGACGTCGCCCGGGTCAAGGTAGGCGTACCAACGTAGCTAAGCGGCGGGATGACGTTTACCGTGCCCGCGACGGCGAGTAGCTCCAGCGCGACGGAGCCGGTGGAGGTAGTGGGGCTGCCCGTAGTTGAGCTAACAATGCCTGTAATTGCAAGGGGAGCCAGCGCAACCGAACCCGTCGAGGTAACACCCGCTACCCCGATATTCGTCACGTACGAGGTCCCGGCGGTATCACTGCCGTAATCACCTGCGTACACCGCAACCGTGGCGCCGTTGACCGAGAATGCGTACGTTTTTGACCACAGTGACGTCCAGGTAGTCCCGGTCGGGCTCGTCTCGAAGAACAGCGTGCCGGCCGATTCGCGGATACGCCACCAGGCATGATTCGTCGCGTTGTAGGTTACCGTCGGGCTGTTGGTTGTCGTGCCGTTCTGGTAGAGCAGCGCGTACATCGACCCGCCGGTGTAACCGATCTCTGCAGCGTAAGTACTACCAGTCTCCGCTCCACTACCAAGAAAGACCTGCAGCGTCGTCTGTGCGCTCGTTGCAATGTATGGCAGGAACTCTCCGGCTACGAAACCCGATTTCAAATTGTAAGTGTAGGTCGATATAAGAGCAGCATCGTAATTTACATCACACGGGATGGAGCACTCACTGCCGGACACCGCAACCGCGCCGTAGCTCCACGCCCAAGTAGTTGCCAGGTCATCAGAATCGAAGCCGTCTGCTAGAGTGGCCACCGCTGCTGGATTAGTGCTGATATTAGTGAAATAGGACGTCCCTGTTGCCTGGGTAGTGTAGTTACCGGCGTACACTCCGATGTACAGCGCAGTTACGTTTATCGTGTACGCGGTTGACCAGAGGTTCGTCCAGGCAGCGCCGTCTGATGCGACGTCGAAGTACAGGAAGCCAGTCTGCTCGCGGATACGCCACCAGGCATGCGTGTTCGCGTTGTAGGTGGTGAGCGGGCTCTGCGTGGTCGTTCCAGCTTGGTTCAACGTAGCAATCATGCTGCCGTCGGAGTACCCGAGCGTAATGCTGTTATTCGCGTCTAGGTACAGCTGAAGGCCCGTTTCCGAGTTCGCTGTCTGATAGGGGAGGAACTGGCCATACGTGTAGCTGCCGGTCAGGTTGTACGTGCTAGTGGTAGACAGTCCGCTAGAGTAACTCGTGTCGCACTGAACGGAGCACCAGGCGTTATCGACGAGGAACGTTCCCTGACTGTTCGCCCAGTTGGCTGCCGTGTCATCTGAACCGAACGCATCAGTGAACGAGCCCGTCGTCCCGGCGCCGCTGCCACCAGTACCGCCATTGACGACTGAAGAAGTAGCGAATGGCCCAAGTGCAACTGACCCGTGGGTGATAACAGCGCCCGCAGCAGCTGAGGAAGCAGTACCACTAACTGCCTTCGGTCCGAGGGCTACCGACCCGGCCACCGTGATGTTAGCGCCCGTCGAGTTCGGGTCAGCCCCCGCGGGCGCCCAGATCCGTACATAATCAACGAGCAAGCCTTCAAACGGCAGCGATGCCGCCGCCGGGGTGCCGCTGTTAGTCGCATCCATGTGGATCTGCAGGATGACGTACATCCCGCCGTTACTGTTGAAGTTCCACGGGCCGTTAGCGCCAGTCTGCGCCGAAGTGGTGCTAGAGTTAAGCACCCCGTCGATGTAAACGTTAATCGTATTTTCCAGGTAGTCCAGCCGGAAGACGTGGTAGTTGCCGTCCCCGACGTTGAACCCGCCTGACTCGGCGATCGGGGCACCGGTTGTGGCAACCCCGCCACCCCAGATCGTGGTGTTAGATGTACCAGGCAGCGGGTTAGCCGACCCGGAGTCACCGGCCTCTTCCATGTCAATCTCGGACCAGGTCGAATCGTACTGGCTACTTACCCCGATGAACCAGCAGGCGGTCCACAGGCCTTTCAACGGGTTAACCTTGACCTTGATCTCGCACGACTGATTAAGCTGTACCGCATACTTTGGCGTACCACCCAGATGCTGCGGGTCAGGACCGGCGGAAGTATCCACGTATCCAGTCGGCCACAACGTAGACGGCGCCCCGTCAGTGCCTTTCTTGCCAACAGTGATACACAGGTTGCTGGCGCCGTCCTGAAACAAGTTGCTGACCGTACCGGGGTAGTAAGCCAGCTCGGCACTGCCGTTAAACGCGCTGCCAGCTACCCCGGTCGGAATCACCCAGATAGCAGTGCTCGGCAGCGTGTTGGCAATGCCGCTGCTGCCCGAGTGCACGGTTCCACTAGAGTCAACCCAGGTGCCGCCGTTGAAGTCGTCGTTGAGGATGTATGCCATCAGGGGCCGAGCACCTTCTGCAGGCCGCCGTTGATCCGGATGAACTGCTTCAGCGCGCTGAACACGGCCTTGTCCGCGCCCGCTGCATTGGCGTCGAAACTGAGCACTACCTGAACTCCGCCTACCTGCTGAGACTGCAGCTGCGCTGTTGCGCCCGCAGTACTAACATGCGCGCCGCCCGGCAGCTTGACCAGCTCCCGGCCGTACTCGCCAAGCATCGCCCAGCCCGCGGAAACCGCTCCACCCGTTGCGTAACCGTGCCCGGACCCGAGGCCGTTACCGTTAGACATCAGCGTCGGGCCATAGGTCGCCTTGGCGTAATTAATAGCCGCGGCTACGTTAGCAAGCGGGTCGTAAATGTTGCTTGAAGTACCTGGTTCATGGTACGCGGAGAACGTGGAACCAATAACCTGAAGAAGTCCCCGAGACGGATCACCGGCGGCGGCGTTGCTGTCCCAGTTATTGATCGCATTTGGATTGCCGCCCGACTCTGTAGAAATCTGGTACAGAACCTGATTGGCGAGACTTAGTGGAAGGCCATCCATCTTAAGCGCTTGATCAACGATGCTCGTCCACTGGGAAACTCCGGCGCTCGCGTTGTATTTTACGTTAGTACCGGCCGAAGCGGCCTTGCTGGCGCCGCCCTTGACCGCGTTTATGATCGCGTCCCAAGCTGCTTTCACGGCGGCATTGACAATATGACCGGGAGCGGAGAGCACCATCTGGGCCATCATCCCGGTAGAATTATCTGCACCCTTGTTCCCGAGCAGTGCACCGATCGCGTTCGCGAGGGCAACCGAGTTACCGCTGGCGAGGGCCGCCGCGATCTTCCCACCGCTGTCGATCTTCCCGATAATTCCGGTGACAAAGCTGCCGATATCACCAAGGCCGTGCGAGATTGCCCCAACAGCCGCCTTGCCCGCGCCCACGATGTCACCGAGCACACCACCACCTGGAATGCCGCCCGCTGCGTACCCTGGCACACCCAACGCAGCGAACGCGGGCGCGAGCACCCGGCTGTGCGCAGCGCTGACTACCGTCTCACCCTTAGAGATCCGAGCAAGAACATCATCCGAGGTAGAACCCGTCCCCGCGGTAACCAGGCCGCCCGCAGCTAGTGCAGCTACCTGACCGAGATGGGGACCACCAAGAGCACCGACCGTGTCATTCCACAAAGGAGCAATACCATGATCGTAGACGGTATTGATAAGGAAGTTGACAGGAGCTTCAAAAATGCCCTCTAGCTTATTCCAATCCGTCTTAGCGTCGCTACTGATAGCAGCCCACTTATCGGACATCTCTTTACGAAGCGCGTCTATCTTACTGAGGACCCAACTGTAGGCCTTCTCGATAGGGTTGATAATGTAAGTGTAAACGAGGTTCCACGCAGCTAGCGCATCACTCTTGATAACATTCCAGTCCTGCTTCAACCCGGCAATAATAGCATTCCACACGGACTTTGAGGTATTTTCGATATCACCCCAGATTCCCTTGAAAAACCCGAATATCTGATTCCATACCGACTCAGCAACGGACTTGATCCCCGTCCACGCTGCGCCCGCGTCACTCTTCATGACCGTCCAGACCTGCAGCGCCAGGCCTTTCATATTATTCCAAATCTGTTCCGCTAGCGCGCTGATAGCATTCCATACCTGACCAAACAGAGCCTTAATCGCATTCCAGACCTGAGACGCCGCTGTCTTAATGGCATTCCAGGCCGCCGTCCAGTTGCCGGTTAGGAGGTCAGCAAACACCTTAAAGAGAGCTACAATGACATCCCAGGCCACCTTTAGGATAGCAGCAATAGTATCCCAAGCAATCTTAGCCGCCGCAGAAATAGCATCCCAAGCTGTCTTTACGACAGCAACCATGATATCAAAATCTAGCTTCACCTGGTTACCGATAACAGTAAGTGCACTCTTCACCGGCGTACTCAAGGAGTCAAAAGCGTTCTTAATATAATCAACCGCGTCCGTGATTACACCCTTGATATCAGACCAGATCTTCTGCCAGTTAGCAGCAAGAAGTAGGATAGCTGCAATAAGGACAGGAATAGGATCGGTAATAGCTAGCACTGCCGCAGCGATTCCGATAAGTACCATCGGGGGTACCTTGCTAATAAAATTGGTAAAACCAGTAACGATACCAACAATCGCGTTGACGACCCCGGGCTTAGTAATCGCCGTAACGATGGAAGTAAGCCCATCAGCAAGCTGAACAAGCAGCGCGGGCGCTACCTTAGCAATCATAGTTGCTAGCTGAGTAACCAAACCGGTAAGTGCATTGATCATCCCCGGACTGAGAATCGCTTCAGCCATCTTGAGGAACGCATTGGATACCTGCGGGAGCACCTGGATGATAGCACCGAGAATCGATGTAGCTAGCTTAGCCAACGGCGGTAGCAGTTGCTCGATCCCCTGGGACAATGCACCCGTGATAACGGCCGCAAACTTGCCAATCAAGCTGACAATCTGGGGCAAGATTGGAGCTAGATCTCCCGCCAAAGTAGAAACTATTTCAGTAAGTGTGTTAATCATGCCAGGACTGAGGATCGCCTGCGCCATTTTGAGGAACGCATTGGATACCTGCGGGAGTACCTGACCTATTGCACCAAGAATCGATGTAGCTAGCTTAGTCAATGGCGGTAGCAGCTGCCCGATCCCCTGAATCAGCGCACCGGTAATGATGGCCGCAAACCTGCCAACCAAATCCACAATCGGCGGCAAGATCGGGACCAGATCCTCCGCCAAGGTAGAGACCACCTTACCCAGAGGTCCCGCCAGGTTCTCCAATGCATTGCCGATATCCGCAAACGCCCCGCTGTTCTCCAGTGTAGTGAACACCGTACCGAACGCTTTGGCAAGATCGTTCAGCCCTGGAGCTGCGCTCTTAATAACAGTACCTAGTGACTGGAAGACGCTCACCAGGTCTGATAGCACCGCGCCCGCGAAGCTAGCAATTACTTTGCCGATTGTAATGAACACAGGTAGCAGCGACTCAACTGCTCCGGCTAGCGTGACAAACACCGGAGCCAGAGCGCCGGCGAAGATGTCCGCCAGTTTTCCTATAATCGGGAACAACGCACTCAACACGTCCCCGAGTGCCTTAAAAATAGAGCTAGAAGCTGCGATTACCGGTGCGAAACCACTGAGCATCCCGCCGACATCTTTACCTAGATCGCCCAGCACGCCCGCCAGTGCATCAAATGCCGGTGAGGCGGCCTTCAGCAGCGACAGCAGCCCGGGGAGCAATCCACTAACCAAGCCTTCAATGCCCTTGAGCAGCGGCTGCAGCAGCGGTGCAGCAGCACCAAATACCTGGCCTAGCTCCAGCCCAATCGACTTAACGAAAACACCCAGCTGGCTGAACGCTTGTTCAACCGGCTTAACCAGCGGGAGGGCCGCCTTTGCGACTGTACCCTCAATGCCACTCCACGTGGCGGACATATTAGCCGCAAATTTCTTATTAGTACCTATCAGTATAGCGATGCCACCACCAAGCACGCCTAGCCCGGCGCCAACAGCGGCAATAGCAGGCAGCGCACCAAGCAAAGAAGCACCGAGCCCGGTCACCGTGGCCATCGCACCAGAAACCCCACCGATACCCGGTAGCGCTCCGCCCGCAATGCCGCTTGCGTCCTTAGCCAGCGCGCTACCTGAGCTACTCCCGCTTGAGCTACTACTGCTCTTGCTGCTTCCGCCCAGGCTGGGCAGGCTGAATGAGCTAAACGCGCTCTTAACCGCGCTGAGGAACCCCTTGGAGTATGAGGTACCGACGTTTGTCCCGGCCTTCTGCGCGTTGGCCGTTGCAGCGCCCGTTCCCGACCCGGACAACAGCCCGCCGATCGTCGAGTTGGCCTGACTACTCGCCTTGCTCAGGCTGTTGTTCAGTCCCGAGGCAAGACCCTGGCCGACCGCGGTACCCTGCTGGGAGGCCGACTGAACCACCGTCGAGCCGGCCGAGCCGAACAGCTTCTGCCCGCCGGACGTGCCGAACAGCCCGGACAGCAGACCCGAGCCCATGTTCTGCTGGAACTTCTGCAGCAGACCGCGGGAGAAGCCCTGGCCCGCTTGTTGCCCAGCAGTCTGTGCCGTTGAAGTAACGGACGAGCTTTTACCGCCAAACAGCGCCCCGGTGACACCGCTGCCCATCGACTTATTGAACCCAGAGTTAAAGCCCTGCCCCGCTGCCTGCCCTGATTTAGTTGCCTGGGTAGCGATGGCGTTTAGTGCAGAAGTGGCGGCGTTTTTGACAGTTACAGTGATCGTTACGGTGTTGGCCATCCGCCGCCCTCCTCTCGCTGCATACCATGGTGTTCAATTTTCAGCAGGCGCAGGATGTCCGCGCCCTCATCATAGGCCTGGCTAGGCAGGCAGTGAAACCGATCGCAGACCGCGAGGATGACCTCAGCCTCCGCTAGCTCACGCGGCCGGGTTACGACACGTCCATCGGGATAGATAGCTCCTGGCTGGTCCCGCCACCGTTCGAGATCTTGCTGGAGAGATTTGGGATGTCACTCACCGCTGCCATCCAGGAGAAGAAGATGTTCAGCACGAATGGCAAGTCGAAATCGAGCAGCGTATCGAAGCTGATCGTCGCCGGCTTATCGTCATCGTCCTCGATGTTCCAAGCCACGATGACATCTGCTAGCTTCTTGAGAATCTGCCGCTGCGCATCCGGGTCTTCCTGCGCAACTACCTGCAGTTCAGCGATTTCCAGGAACTCGCGCAGCGGCAACGACTTAGCGAGTACCTCTAGTCCCTCAAACTCTTCACCCTCGAACTTAAGCAGAAACTGCCGGGTCGTGCGCTTATACCCCGGGCGCTTGCTCACCAGGAACTCCTAAGCATGCGTCGACCAGGCTGGTACCGTACCGTCAGCCAGCGAGCCGGGCACCTGCCAGGTCAGCTCACCGGTGTTCGCCCGGGTGATCTGGTAGTCAGTGAGCAGGCAGTTTACTACCAGGGCAGGCAGCCCGGTCGTAGTGCCGATCGGGTCAATCTCCACCGACCGGACCACCGAAGTCGACGAGACCGTCTTAAACACGTCATGGCTCATGTTCGAATCAGCCGAGTTGAAAACGCCGTTCAGCGTGACCGAGAAGTCAGCTAGCAGCAGGATGCGCTCGTTGGCGAACTTGTCCACGCCAGTTACGTCCTGCACCGCCCGCGGCGTGGAGAACTGGTAGTTAGTTACGTCATTGGTGATGGTCCGGGCGGTCGGAGTCGAATCCTCGACAACAATGGCACCACCGAGGCCGGAAGTCTTTGCCAAGGTAATCAGCCCCTTTCTACGGGGTAATTGACAGACCCGGCAGGAAGCCGGACGGTAATTTCATCGTACGGCTCACCGAGATCCGGACGGTATTCCATAATGCGGGGGTTTGCCTGCTTCACGTAAGTAACCGAAGCAGTAGTAAGGTCCGCTTCCACCATCAAGGATGTTCCGGAAACAGGTATCAGCACCAGTAGTCAACCCTTCTCGATGGCTGTTTTGAGCGCACCCTGATGGATAGAGAAGTCCTCAACCCAATCCTCTGCATACTGGTGCACGCGAGCAGGTATACGGCGCGGGTTGCCCCGCCAGTCGCCTTCCGCGACATAAAAACGAACGGGGCGTCCTAGCGGCAACTGATGTTCCAGGAAGCAGCGGTTACCCGGCGCGTAAACGAACTTAAACAACATTGGCTCCGGTCGCTGCACGCTGAAACTACGCTCCCGGTCGGCTTTACAGTACGCATACTGCTTGCGACCCAGTTCCGTCGAGGTGTCCACCGTAGTAACCCAACCCGACTGGTACGCTACACAACCGAACTCCTCACAGGTAGCACGCCGCCAGTGTGTTTTCAGCGGCATCGACATCCCGTACGTCTTATACGCTGCCGGAGGCATCGCAGGCATAATCGCCCGAGTTGTATCACTGCTGAACGAGCCGTGGATGCCTGCCATCAGAAGACGACCGCACTCTGATTGCGCGTCCAGCCGACCGCGAACGTGGCCAGGGTAAATGTCCCGGACGTCACCACTTCCAGGTAGCGGTTCACTGTCGTCGAGTTGCTCACCGACTGCCGGAACGAACCGGTCGCTGTCTGCGCCCCGAAGCTGATCAGGTCCGCATAAGTCCCGCCGCTCGTCGTGCAGTGCCGGATCTTCACTGTCACACTGGTTCCGACGATATCGACCAGCTGCAGGTACGCCTGCGCACCAAACGCGGTACCCGCGGCGTTGTCATCAACCGCGCTACCCGTCGTCCCGGTCGTGTCACTACGCAAGCCAGCGGTGAGCTGCTTGCCCCACTCGCCGCCGAATCCGTTCGCCTGCACCTCAACCTTGAGCGTCAGGTTACCGGTGTTGTCGCGGGTCGGGTCGTAGTTGATCTGCTTGCCGTTGATATTGAATACCGGGTTGAGCAGTGTCGTCCCGCGGTAATAGCTGGCGATGACGTCCGCAGTTGGCAGCGGCGACAGCGCGTTGTGCTCATGCCCGATCCCAGTCCAGGTCCAGGTCGGGCTACCTGTGTAAGTCACGGTGATGGTGCCGAATGCAGGCAGCACGTAAGTACCGTCGGCAGTACCCGCGGTCGCGCCGTTGATGGTGACGTTGGTGATCGTGCCGGATGCGATTGTCACTAGCACACTGAACGCGTACGTACTGGTGAGCGGCACCGTTGTCAGCGGGAAGCTCGGCGCGCTGACGCTGACGTTGCTCGACCAGAAGCTAGTGAACTGCAGGTCACCGTCGCGCAGCCCGCCGATCCGCTCGTTGGCGCTCTGCTTGATAGAGGTGACGTCGAGGAGTGCGGTAGGAGTACTAATCTGATCGACGGAGCCAACGTCCCCAGACAGATCGTAACCGTTTATATACAGATTGTCACCGAGGCCAGAGGTCTTCGCCATTACGTCTGCACCTGCGTAATAAGGAAGCTTGAGCAGCTAACCGTTGCCCCGGAGGTGATTGACAAAGAGTTAAGGTTCAGACTGGCGCCCGACGTACCTACATCACCGCTCATGACCAGCGTGGAACCCGAGGTGAACAGCGCAAAGCAGCCCGCCGTGCCTGAGTTACCCGCAGTACCGGACGAGATCGCGTTGGCGGTCGCCGTGCAGCCAGAGCCTGACGCAACCGACGTCGGAAACGCCGTCGAGCCGAACGTCATCGTGGCAAGCAGCGTGCCGCCCGGCGAGGAGTTCACCGCCGGCTGGGCGCCCGTGTAAATCTTGATCGTGCCGGTGTTCAGCAGCGCGGTGACCGCGTTGACGCCAGCTACCACCGTCGCATTCGCCCAGAGTGGCGTAGGCATCAGTTACCACCTCCCAGCGACGGAAGCATGATGCCGCCGGTCATCGTGATGTCATGCTCGGCGTGCCACTCTTCATCGTGGACATCCTCCTCGTCAAAAGGAAGCGGATCTTGCTGCCATTCAGTCATTACTAACCCACCTGCTGCCACATGTCGTTAACTATTACCGGGAGTGCCAAAGTCATAACCCGGTACACCGTCGATTCAATAGTCACGTAACCAGCCGTCGCTGCTAGCCGTTGCCCGTATTCACCAAGAAGATCGATATTCCGTACCGTGCTACCCAAGGTGAAATCCGCACTGTACGCCCCAATGAGAACGGTTGCCGCTTTCATCATCTGCGGGTCCAGTTCGTCTTCGGGCTTCTTGAAGGCACTGCCATACACCCGGGCGTTCAGCACGACATAACCGCTAGTACTAGCCAGTCCACTGGCCGCCGGAACCGGTTCCAGCGACTGCACCCAGATCGCGCAGGTCAGCCCGCTGCCAGGAAGCGACTTGGGCTCATGCAGATTGACCCGACGAAACTGGCCAGTAGTCATCGCGATCGACTCAACGGAGGCGACCAGGGCATCGACAGCGGCTACGTCAAAGGACACTAGTCCATCCTCATCCCGTAGGGCTTAAAGACCGAGTCAGCTGTCGTTCCAGCCGTCTTAACTAGTTCCTGAGTAGCTATTCGGAAACCGTGATACCCCTTAAACCGGGTTGTGTCGTTACGACTACCAGTTCCCTCCAGCCACGGGCCGTAACTAGCCAAATCGGTTGTTACCGCAATGTCCGTCGCCATATCATCCACAACAACGGGCAACGTGTACGTTTTGTGACCGCTATGCGTACTGTAAGTCCGAGATGTCCGAGTGGTCGTAATTGAATGCTCAAACGTACCGGTACTATGCCGAATCCGACCCATAAATACAGCAAGGACAGCCCGCTGCGCATCCGCAGCCAGCCGCTTGCGGATAGCATCAGTTCCCTCATCGAGAGCCGCAACCGCACGCCCGTCGAACACCGGCCCAGATGTCTTCACCGAGGAATCAGCCATTAAGATCGCCCGCCTTCAACGGCGTGTCGGGGATACCCGGGTGATGCTTCTTGCACACCACGTAGGGCGTACCCGCGACCGTAAACTTGGCGATCCGCCAACAGCGATGCACATGACAGTTGTGCTTGCGGTACACGGTAATAAGAGCAGCGATAATCGTTACTTCGCCCAGATCGCTGCCGACTCCCGACCAGAAGTTGTAGTTCGGTGGCGCACCTGGGGTGTTCAGACTGCCCGTCATGTACGCAAGCCAGTGCAAAATTGAATGCATGCATCACACCACCCGCGTCCGCAATTTCCGGGTGTACACGTCGGTCACCCGGTTGCGCAAGTCAGGCAGCGAGCTGCCGGGCACTGGCCGTGAGTTCTCACCGATCGTCCGAGCGTAGCCGCTGGTCTTCTGCAGGACGAAGTTAAGCGACTCGCCGATCGCCAGCTCGCGGACCTCGCGCGGGACAAGCTGCACCATGACCGGCGCCGCGTCCAGGTGAGTCGCCGCCGTAGTACCACCAAAGCCGCGAATCACCGTCAGCAGCCGCAGAGCGTAAACCGTCGAGCTGGCCGGATGAGTCGCCAACGTAGTACCGCCGTAAGCACGTAGTACGGTGACACTATCCCCGGTAACCGAGAGCGTCATCATCCACTCAGCATCGATCTGCACAACTTCACCGGCGTGCATCTGAGTACCGTCGGTAACACCTAGCACGTTATCGGACGCATTAGCGGCAGTAATACCACTGACATTCATTTGTCCAGTAGTCACCATCGCGTTATCGCTGACCAGCATGCTCTCATCATCCACACTGATCACGTCACCAACATCTGCACCGGTCGCAGAAGCGTCCGTCACAGTAACTGCCGTCGAGGTAGTGTCACTTACCGCAGCAGCGAGTGCACCCCCAGTCCGAGACTGAGTCCAGTAACCGAAGTTACCAGTAACCGTCACATCACGCTGCGGTGTATCCCCGACACCGAAGGAATAGGCAGTCGCCCGGTTCAACTCTAGGTAGTTGTACGGCGGGGCGTAATTCCACGGTCCCCAGAAAACAGCCGACGAAGGAATTACCGTAGCTCCCGTCGTCACCACAGGAGTAGTAACAGTTACATCAGCTAGTTCGTTCTCATCGAACCAGACCCGCCACGGGTACGCCCGCTGGAAGTTAGGCCAGTCCCAGTAGTGAGTCTCAACATTGTTGTAAAACCGGCGGTTGGTCAGCTTGTCGATACCCTCGGCGGCAGCTTCCATAGCGGAATCAACATGACGCACGTAGTCCTGCGTCTGCTGGATGTCCGTTGCAGACATCACCTCTGACCTGCTGCAGTAGCAGGCCCGGTAAACCGCCATCCCGCGCTCGTTTTCCTGTCGCTAGACCGTCGTAGTACCGGCCAGACTGGCTAAAGTATTTTGTTGTAGCTCACATGCCCGAATGTACGTCCGGGTTCCAATCTCTAGGATACTGCCAGAAGTCGAAGGGGCAATAGAGCGTGCCCGATTCTTCTGGCGGCCCCTGCTGCAGCGGCGTCCCGTCGTTCGGGCAGGCCATCGGCAGTGTCGTATCATAGTAGTTTTTGTACGCCGCCTGCTCGATGATGGTCGACAGGAGATCATTCCCCATAACCATGAGCTACTTACCTGCTCCCTGGTCGTGCTCCTGGAGCCGTGCAACTAGCGCCGGCTTGGGTAGCACACCCGCGGGGCCGGAGTACGAGATCCCACGCTCCTTGCACAGGTCAACTAGATCGCGAACCGCGTAAGCACTGTAATCGGTCTTCTCATCCTCAGTCACTACGGTCTCACCGGCCGGAGCAGGTTCTTCAGCAACCGGCTCCCGCGCAGGCTGATGTACAGCAACTTGTGCACTGACAGGTTCGGCGGTTGCAACAACTTCCGTCGCGATGTACCCGGACTCATGCTCGGACGTAGCCGCCGCGTTGCTAGGCACCGCACCCGCTGGGTTAGACGGCATAACTCGCTCCTTGAAGCACATCGGACAGGACGTACCGCCTGGTGTGATATTGCTGCACCCACAGGACGGGCAGTTCCACATAGCACCTCCTAGGCAGCCGTGATGACAGCACCGGAGTCATAAGGCACATAAGTCACCGAGTAAGTGATCGCACCGGTGTTCGTCGCGCTGGTCGTCACCTGAATCGTCCCCGCGGGCACCAGCGCAAGACCACCCGATGTTAGACCAGTTCCCAGATCAGACCCCTTAACGACACTAGTAGTAGCCAGCACAATCAGCGCCGCCGGGAAACTAGCACCGGTAACGTCAATCGATGTACCTAGTGCTGCATTCGCTACCGCAGTCGCCGTCGCGAGCGTAGCCGCCTGAGACGAGCCACCCGTTGGCTTGTGCCCAACCGACAGAGTGCAAGTCTGGTTCTGGATCGCGGTGGTGACCACGCCGGTGATGCTGGTGACGAGGACCCGGCCGCCGGTGACGGTGAAGATGTCCCCGCTGCCACTAGCAGGGAGCGTCTTAGCGCCACCGGTCACCAGCGCACCGTAATGCGCAACGAACAGCTGTGCCGCCTGTGCGGCCGGGTTAACAGTCATGACTACGCCGGCGCCACGACCGACGCGGCCACCACAGCTCCGTCAGTCAGCGGCACGTACGTGCAGTACCACGCCACTACACCGTTGGAAGACGAGGTAACCACCACGGACTCGATCTGCCCGGTCGTCGCCATGAACCGAGCAGGCTGCCCGAACGGCTTATAGGCCGTAGCCGGAGTCAGCGTGCTAGCCGACACACCGATGACATCGCCGGCTGCCGTGCCACTGCCCAGGGCGGTCGCTGTTACCAGGACCGTTGTGTCCCCAGCGGTCGGGTGCATCTGGAGGTTCAGCGTCTCGCTAGAGGTGTTGATCGTCGTGGTGACGAGCCCCCACAGCGCAGTGATCAGTACCTGGCCGCCAGTTACCGCAAACAGGCTGTACGTCTTGACGCCGTTAGTCGTGATGTCCTGCGTCTGGCCCGTTACCTTACTGCCGAGGCTGAGCTTCCGCAGTTCGTAACCCTCGATGAAGTTAGCCATAACTTACGCCCCCAGGATGGCCAAATTGGCCGGAGTGCGCTGCACCGTCAGGTCGTGCAGGACAGCCACGACGTAAGTCGTATTAGCACCTGTCACCTGAATGTAGTCGAACCCGTCGGCGAACTGGCTGGTGTAGAAGTCGACTACCGACATATAGCCAGACGTAGCACCGATAGTGAGCACCTGTGACGACCAGCTAGCAGTTACCTTCGTCCAGGCCGCCGTACCGTCATGCGCGGTGTTCTGATACCAGAAAGCAGGCTGGCCGAACCCGTTAGCGGGCGTCCAGGTAGTAGTACCGCCACCGTACGTCTTCGCAGCAACCACCGTCAGCGACGTAGTTGTAGTAGACGTCGCATAGCAGATGAAAGAAACCGCACTGGCATTCTTCATCGAAATCATGTTGCCAGACGCCGCACCGACAACGTCGATGACGCGACCTAGTCCCTGCATACCAGCCATTTACGGCTCCCTGTCCTTACGGCTTTTTCCTTGGGGACAGGGCGCCACTGCTGTCCTTGCTAACTCAGCCATCCGGTGACGGCCTACTTGAGCTGCTCTCAGGTTGGCAGCGACGTACTCCATGCGATCGGGATCGTCGCGGAAGTAGCCGATACCTCGGTTGCACGGGTCGCATGCGATACCGCGAATGCACTTGCCGCACGCCGTGTTTCCGGAGCAGCAAGCGTGATCGTGGTCGACGTGCACCTTCCGCGGCTCGTCGAGGAGTAGCCGATCACCGCACAGGCAGCAGCACCCGTTCTGGTCATCGATGAGCTGCTGCCTGTACTCCGGAGTGATCCGGTACCGAGTCCAAAAGTGCATCCGGGAATGCTCTTCACTAGACCGCGGATGCTTCGCGTACCAGTCTTTGTTGAGCTGCGCTCGTCGTTCGCGCTCTTCCGGGGGCAGGTTGGCAATGCGTTCCCGGTCCCGCCGCCGCTTCTCGTCACCCGATGGACCGACCCTTGCGTCCCGCTGACGTTCGAGGAGGGCAGCGCGATTGCGCTGGTAGTGCTGACGGGATGCTTCCCGCTGGCGTGCATCGGCTGCCTCCTCCGAAAGCCTCGGCCTACTGTGCTTCTCACAAGTGCATCCTGGCTCACACTTACTGCGTCCTGGCATGCATCCTATTGTACATTATCCTAGCGGCTTGCGAGCTGTACGAAGGCCGAGAGGGTGCTTGAGCTGCCGTTATGAGGAGTCAACGGGCTCTGCAACCAAGGTCGACCATCGACCCTCTCGATTATACGGTAAGCCGTCTGATCGTTCTGGAAGGCGAACTGGTCCGAGGCCGCCACAGCCACCGACTGCCTATCCCCGATCAGGTAGTAGGACAGGTCGACGAAGTTAATGTCGCCGGTCGTGCCGAGCTGCGAGCACTTCTCGGTGAAGATCACCGGGCGGCCAAGGATAGAGACGGGTGGTGCATCCATGCCACCGCTGTTGCCGTAACCGCCGATCCACACCGGGCCACCACCGGTACCCACCGACAGCGCCATGGTAGCCAGCTGCGGGAAGGTATCGATAGAACAGATCCACACCGCATTGGGCAGTGAGGTAGGCAGCATCCGGGCGTACATCTTAGTGATGTTCTCCCAGACGATCGTCTTCGTCGCTTGCCCGGACTCGATCGCGACCTGCACCGACGCCGGACTGTTAATGAAGCCCTGTGGGGTGCTGACACCCGTTTCGGTCATGAACGCGACATCCTCGAACCAGGCGAGGCCCATCGGGATGCGTGTGTCGAACCAGCCAGAGAACGCCGGAGCGTCCGCGAGCAGCTCATTGGGCACCTTGAAGAACCCAGTGAGCTTCTTAGCGTCAAGCACGACGCGACCGAAGACCGCCTGCGACTCAGTCAGCGAGCTGGACTCCTCCGACCAGTAGAAGACCACGCCGCCGAACAGCGAGGATACGTGACTGGTGTCGTCTACCGTCGGGATGGGCACGCGCAGTGTCGACATCGGGATAACGGTGGCCCGCGACCGGACGATCGACTGCTCTAGCGCGAGCTGCAGCAGCTCCGACCGCATGATCTCCGGAATCAGGAAGCCACCGGCTCCCGGGTCCTCCGAGCCGAACGAGTTCTGGAACGACCGAACGTTCTCCAGCTTCTGGAGCAGCGTGCCGCGGTTCTTCATGCTCGACGGCCGGGCCTCTTCCCGGATCGCCTGGCAGTACTCGCCGATCGAGTTGAACCGGTCGTCCTCGCGGTAGGCATTCTCGAATACCGCCCCCGGCGCCAGCTTGTTGTACACGGCGCCGCGGCCCTTGCTCACCGCAGGTGTCCCGTCCTGGGACAGCTGAAGCTGCGGACGACCGCCATGGAACGACAGCGCGTTACCGATATCCAGCGCGGGCTTCTTGCCGCCGCCGTTATCACGGATCAGGTCGAACAGCACCGACTGCACCTGAGTGCGCATGTCCTCGGTGGTGTCCGGGTTCTTCTTGACCGTCATCGCTGCGTACGCGTTGATGAAGTCCCGGCAGGTCCCGTTCTTTACCGCATCAGCACTGAAGTACTCGCGCAGCCGGACCGCGTCGGTCAGTAGTTCGCGCAGCCCCTCCGAGTCAGACGGGACCGTGAGCTTTGGCGCCATTTATCTAGCCCCTTCCAGGCCTAGGAGAAGGGCAGCGGACAGCAGCCCCGTGTCGATCTCGTCATCCGGCGCGTAGTCGCTGAACAACTTCATCGCCTTTTCGAGCGTCATCTGAGCTTCCGCCTTGTTAGTCAGGCCGCGTGCTTCAGACAACCGCGCCAGGGCATCACGTACCCCGAAAACGTTCGGTGGCGAAGATGGTGCGTACTTATACGGCAATGCCCAAGCCTGCGGCGTTGCCGGATCGCCGGGCTTACGACCAGCGCAGATACCCCGGTAGAACGCCGCCGGGTCATCCGACTCCGCCGCAACAGCCATCGCCGCTTCCGGGTTCCAGGCGCTATCGTCGGTCTCCGGCGTCTTCAAGGTAAAGACAGAAGCTACGATCGCCGGGTCGATGACCGCGTCCGGGCTGTAATCCGGGTTAACCTGCTTCATCGCCTTCTGCAGGGTGGCCTTCGCCGCGTCCGCGTTAGTCAGGCCCTTCGTCTGCGGCAACCTAGCCAGCGCGTTCTTTACTCCAGCAGCATTAGGCGGCGATGACGGACTGTACTTATACGGCAGTGCCCAGGCGGCTTGCGTCGAGGCGTCACCTGTCTTACGGCCGGCGCAGATACCCGCGAAGAACTTAGCCGGATCATCCGAAGCTGTACCGGCTGCCCAGGCCTTACTGGCATTCCACGGCGAATTATCAACGTCCGCATTGAGCACCGTAAGCGCAGAGCGGTCGTCCGCTGACTTCTTCTTGAACGGCTCAGCAGCACCCGGGAACGGCGCCTTCTTACCGTCATCAGCCGCGTTAGACGCCTCCGGGCACGGCGGGATGTCCTGCAGCTGGTTACCGTTCTCGTCCCAGTAGTCGTTGTCGGTATCACCATCGGGCGAAGAGTCATCGTCGCCATCGCCATCAGGATCGAACCGCACCGAGCCATCCGGGTCTTTCACCCAGCCGCTACCCATTTCCGTCGGGCCGTCGGAAGCATTCTCGACAAACCCGTTCAACTGCTTGTTGACCTGCCAGGTTTCAGTGAGGTCAACCTGATTCGTCGAGCTGCTACCGTCTCCCGCAGGCGCAGCCTGATGGTGACTATGTGCGGCATCACCATCATGATCATGCTCATGCGCGTGTACCGCATCACTGCCCTGTGACCCGTATGCCGGATGGCTATGTGCGTGCGTACCGGTCATCGATGCGTGATTGCCGTCTGCGTTGACAACGACAGTCGCGCCGTTAAGCACCAACCCGGCATAATGCGCGAAGACGGACATGTCCCAGTCGTCTTTGAGCGCTCCCTGTCCGTGAATAGCGTCCGCTAGCCCGGCATCCACGGCCTCCTGGTCGTTGTACCAAGTTTCGTTGCCCATCTGGGCCAGCCAGTACGCGACGGGCTTACCGGTACGCTCGGCATAAATAGAGGCGATGTCCTTGGTAACCCCGTCGAGGAGATCCGCGGTCTCACGCATATCACCAGCGTCACCGATCACCTGGCCGAAGCCGTTGTGGATCATCATCCGGGCACGCGGCGCGATCTGCAGCTTCCCGGGATCGGCAGCCTGGGCGATGAACGACGCAGCACTCGCGGCTAGCCCATCGATAATGACACTGATGTCACCGCGCTGCTTCAACCTGTTGTAGATGGTCAGCCCATCGAAGACATCGCCGCCCGGTGAGTTGATGTGCATCTCAATCGGCCCGTTGATCGCCGAAATGTCATTCAGGAACTCGCCCGCGGGCACCCCGAACATGCCAACTTCATCGTAAATGCTTACAACAGTTGGCAATCCCACTGCTGAATTTGCAATCGAATACCACTTCGGCAGCACACCCGTCAGGTTAGCTAGGCGCCGGGTGGACCGTAGTGGCCGCGCGCCGTGAGTCATCCGCGCCTCGCTGTTTCGAAGGGAACGTAGCCATCGTTTAGAACACGACGTAGACGTGCTTCCATGGTAGTGCTATCGCTACCTGATGTAGCACTATCCGGTGCAGATTCCGCAGGGGTTGCCGGTGGAGCAGGCACCCACCCAGGCGGCAGCGCAGGCTGCTGAGTAGCCTTCTCGACGACCGCCATGTCCGGCAGGCCCACTGCTTCCAGCACGTCATGTGGGTCGAACCCAGCGTTGATGAACGCATCACACGCCTGCGCCTTAACCAGCAACTCGGCGTTAGCAGCTTCTGCGTTCACCGGACTCGGGTCGTCATAGTCGAACTCAACAGAGTCATCACCGAACATCGGCAGAAACTTGAAGTTGAGCGTGTCCTTACGCCGGTCGAGTCGCGGAAGCTGCTGCCAGGTGCTGAAAGTTTCCTCAGCGGTTTGCGCATTCGCCCGGTTAACGTCCTCAACGGTACCAAGCAGCGACTTGTGCATCCGCCATGCTTCACGCAACTCGTCACGGTTATTAAGCCGCAAGTTAGCGTAATCCATGTCCTTATTGGACTGGCCAGCGGCAACCCACTGCGCGCCATTTTCCAGAATACCAACTCGCCCAGCGCGGGCTACACCTTGGTGTGATTCCCGCCAGCGATTGGTGAACTCGTCGAAATCGCGATCCGTGAAACTCACACCAGACGGTAGCTGAATGACACCACCCGGATCAGAGCCGTTAACGAATAGATTACGCTGATACTCCGTCGCGTACCGCTGCTGCTGAATGTTCGGCATAATCGACGCGACGGGACCTATCCCGCGGAACGGATCTTCCGGGTCCGGCGTCTTCTCCTGGATAACTTCATCCATCTGCAGTGGAATCTGCGAACCATCTGGCCCGGTATACATCCAGCCAATTTGAAACTTATCTGGATCAGTCACCGGTTCCATCCGACCGGGCCGCACGTACCACAGCGACGTCGGCATGTTGAAAGACGACTCCCGGTTCACTACCCAAAATGTCTCACCAGTCAACTCAAGATGCTGATTACATCCTTCGCGGAACTCGTACCCGCTCATAAACGTATTAGGAGAATTCCACAATGACAGCGCCGCGTTACTGATTACCTCAGTACGCTGATCGTCACCAGTATCCGTCGTCGCATACCGTCGTCGAGCGTCCTTGGGCTGCTTCTTGTACAACCGCCAGCGCGGCCCTGCGCATGAAGAGGCAAGGAGTGAGACAATGGCATAAACCGTCGGGGACATTCCGTAAGCGCGAAGTTGCGCATCCCGGTCTGAGCGACCAGTACCGAGATTGAATTGATGCCCGGTGCTATTGTAACGGGATGCCAGCGGGATTGGCGGTCCGCTCACCGCAACGTTACGAAGACGCCTGAGCCCTGATTTCACCGGCGATCGTCATCCTGATCAGCGATCATATGCTCAAGCACCACAAGCGAAATTCCAGTAACCAGGAATCCCCAACCGTGCGCCACATGAAATGCAGCGAAGTCGATGAAACCGGTACCGGCGGCGGTCAGGGGAATGTCCGCCAGCCTGCGAAGAGAGGCACGATGCGGAGCGACCGCCGCCGCGAGGACGCCCGCAGCTCCTGAAACCGCCTTGGACGCCCAGGAGCGGAGCACAGAAGCCTTGCGCGCTGGAATCGCGACCGAGGCCATGTGGGTCCGCCTTCCCGGTTCTCTGAGCGAAGTGTAACTCCAGGTTACACGTTTGGGAAGCGCTAGCACACGGCAAAGGCCTGCGAACAGGTTTCCCTACTCGCAGGCCTGCACGATTTTTCGTCGAGAAGCGGTTGCTCAGCTAGTCGGCGGTACCAGATTAGAAACCGAGCCGACGGCAGAGTCAAGCGATGCCTGCGTGGTAGCCAGCGACGCGACAGCCGTGTCCAGGGCCGTGGTGTCAACCGACGGCGGGAGTGCGCTGAGTGCCGTCTGGATGGCAGTTACGTCCGTACCGAGCTGAGTCACCTGCGTCTGCACATCGGTCATCGTGGTGTTGATCTGAGCGACGGCCGCGTCGATGTCGCCTTGCGTTGCCATGATCTTCTCCGTATTTTCGAGGATTTTGCTGAGCATCCCGCTGACGGACCGGCCCGAGCCGAAGCCGAAATTGGCCACGAAGCTTCAACCTCCCGCTGAGACCGTACCAGTGCTGAAAGAGACTATAAACTACACCAGACGATCAGGCCTAACGCCAGTGCAGCTCCTCGGCCAGCAACCGGAACTCTGCCGCTACGAGCAACTTAACCTGGCCCCACATGCCATCATCCGCCTCGACGGTCAACGCGGAAGCACGAGCTAGCAGCGCCTGCTCAACCGGCAGCACACTCGCGTCGAGATATGTACGCCGGTGTTCCCGTCGGGGAGCTTCACTGTTAAGCGGCACGCGACGCCTCGCTCCAGGTTGCCCGTTCCCCATGCGCAATCAAGTCGATATTGCCGAGTCCAGCGAGTGCCTTCCAGTCGCTAAATTCAAGGATATCCATGCTCGTGCGGAAGGCCATGCCGTTTACCCCGATTATGTGCAACGTCCTGCCATGAAGCTGGTAATACCCACAGTCATCATTCTCGCTACGGAAAGTAATGTCAATCTGCATGTCATTTCGCCGGTTCTTCCCTTGATGATGTCGACGGGCGGTACATGTCGATAGGCGGCCACTGCACCCGGTACAGATCGCGTTCCAGCAAGCCGCGGATAATCTCCGAGCTGGTCATCTCTCGTTCGATCACCGCAAGGCGAAGCCGTTTCCACAGGCCTTCGTCAAGGTCAACCGTAATCCGCTTCATCCGGTCAGCCATAGAACGCCCGGAACTTTACCTTGGGCTGAAGGTCGAGTTGTGACACAGCGTAACGGAGAGAGTCTAGAGCGTGATCATCCTGCTTGACGGGCGCTTCACGCAGGTTGTCCGTGCCCGGCTGGCTGCGCTGGTCCCAGACATACGTCGGAAATTCTTCCTCCAGGCACACCGGCCTGCGCGCGGCCCGGAGAGCCCCGTCAGGGCGTACGAGAGCCTTCTTGCACACGAACAGGCGCGGCCGACCGTCTGCGGCCTTCCTGAGCCGTGTCTGGACCGCCTCGATGCCCGGCTTGACGTCCTTCTTAGCCGGAACCGTCGAGTAGTGCAGGTGACGCTCCAGCGTGGCCCGGTCCTCGGCATCGTGGTCACAGATGATGTACCGCGGTCGGGCCGTGTCCTGGTCGATAACCCGCTTCATCACCTTGGCGTGGTCCTCGACGATCGTCTTCGTCTGGTAGATCTCCCGGTAAACGTACATCCGCCCGTCCGGGTCGACAGCGATCCACAGCGCGCAGAACGGGTTGCTGAAACCGAAGTCGACAGAGATGAACCGGTCCCACTCGGCGGGCGGGTACCCGTTAATCCAGCTGTTCTCGACGAGGTGCACCGCCGGGTCGAAGTCCTCGTAAATCAAGCCCTCTGCGGCAACCCACTGGCCGAGTAGGAACCGCTGGCGTCGGACTGTAGGCAGTGTTTCCAAGATCGCCAGGTAGTTCTTACCCGCGTCTGTCCACTCGCCTGCCTGGTAGTAAGCCGGATTATCCTCATGCCTGCTATAAAGCATTCGGCAGCGGCCGGTATCCGCACGGATCTTCAAGTGATGATTCGGCGCACCGGGGTTAGTAAGCATTATCATCTGCTGGTACTTCAGCTTGTTGTTACGTAGCCGGGTGATCAAGATATCCAGGTCATCCGGATCTGTCTCGATCGCCTCATCAATCAGAATCAAGTCATAGTCTGTCGAGAGCAGCTTGGTCGGCTTGTCGAGACCGCCGACAACCAGCGTGCTGCCATTCATGTACTGGAACGCCGCGGGCTCACTGGCCGATCCGCCGAAGAACCGCACGTAGTTCATCGCCAGCGCCTCGACGGCCACTTTCTTGCGGAATGTCACCAGCGTCGAGGATGTCAGCGATGCATGCGTTTTGCGGACAACCAGCGCCCGCACGCCTTCGTTAGCCAGGCAGGTTAGGTGCAACTTGTACAGTGCTGCCAGGGTTTTGCCGGTACCCGCCGGCCCGCCGAGGAGAACCTCCGGGTCCTGCGCCTTGAACAGCTCACGCGCGGCTCCGCGGAACTCGACGGTAACTTCCTTGTCCGCGGTCTTAGTCATCAGGTCTCGTCGCGTCGCTGTCGAGGCCCACGATCGTGTAGAGCAACGCACCGGTGATCTGCAGGTCCGGCTTGATATCGAGCCCGAGCAGCTTGCGCTCTGACTCATCGATCTTGCTGACCCGATCCATGGCGGCTAGCACGATCATGTCGTCCTCGACCGGGTTTCCGTCCTCGTCGTAAACGATCTTGCCCGCCTGCGAAATCACAGCGTGACGCCGGTCGATAACGTCCTGGGCAACCTCGCGCATCTTTGACAGCCGGGCGACATGGTTGGCGCGGTACTTCGCGACGTTGGGCTCCAGAATGCGGTCGATGCCCGCTTCGAAGTCCTTGTGCACCAGGCCGAGGCTCACACCCATCTTGGCGGAGATCTCGCGGAAGGTCAGACCTTGCTCGCGCAGCTCGATAACCCGGTCGCGACGCTGCCCGATCTCAAGCGCTTTCTGCTGCGGATCGCGCTGTCCAGACACGTTCATCACCTAGAGTTCATGCAGGTCAGAGACTTATCAACCATATCGGTAGGGATAGTCGGATGGCTCGGTTTGGCGTGGGTCGAGTTGGCCTGTCGGAG